ATCCACTTAATCATCATGGCGATAACCTCATCTAGCGCCTCTTGGCGAATATTGTACTGTTCCATCTTAATGGCTGCATCAACAATTTCACCGACAGAATTACCATCTTGCATCATGTCTCTGATTTTAGTATCCATCTATTTAGACTCCACACTAAGGCCACAATCAAGCGCATAATCTTCCATCATATTACGCTCTTTCTTCCACTTCCAAACTCTGAGGCGGTTGACGTTGCGGGCCTTTTCTTGCGTGACTCGCTCGGCCTCGTCTCTTTCAGCTAGATATTGTTTCATGCTCATGATACTACTCCAATCAATGCCAGAACAAAAACAACCGCCGCAACCTTGGCGAGTGATACGAGGCAACCGCTATTGCCCTCTGCTTGCAACTCTCTTTGATATGCGTCTTGCATGGCGATAAATGTTGTTGGGTTATACATTTGCTGATTCCTCTTTAATTCAAGTGAGGTGACACTATAAAAGTTAAACTTTAATAAGTCAACTCATTTATTGATTAACGATAATTATTAAACACTTCGGAAGCGCCTCATCAGTGAAGAGGCGCAGATGGGTAGCTGGTTATTTGCTGCAGTAAATAGCGCGAGGCTCATGTAGAGCATCAAGGTTCTGCTTCGTGACGCGAACATAACCTGCATCATCTGCATTCTTCTCAATCTGCATCTCCATGGCGGCGCGACGGTCTGCGAGGTACTTGGTAGCTTCCTGTCGGGCAAGCTCTTCGGGGTTCTCACAGTCGTCAACAGCGACAACAGTCATGAAGCAGCGTGGCTCGTCGATCATTCTCATCATGATGGTGCGCTCGATCATGTTGCCTGTCTCTTTATAGCTTGCGGTCATCTGGACTTTGCCGCATGACTCCACAATCAGGTGCTTGATACAATAGGTGCCGTCACCGTCCCAGTTGCTGATTTGATAAACCTCTTGGCCTTTAGTGAATCGCTTAGTCATTTCAATTTCCTCTTTAATTCAAGTGAGGGGCTACTATAAAAGTTAAACTTTAATAAAGCAAGCTATTTATTTAATAAATTTATTCACCTGTAAGATGGCATCAGCAGCGCCTTTCGCCACGATCCACCTGTCACCACACTCATTAATCAGGTAGTCGCGCCAATCTTTTTGATCAGCGGAAAGAGAGCCACCTTTCTGGCGCTTAAATTCTATCCATAGCTTTAGTTTTGGGACGTATAAATCTGGAACTCCAGGTGATTGGCCTTCCATCTTCATTTTCTGTGCGACCGCTTTATGGCGATGGCCTCCGTTTGGAACAGAGAATATCCAAATATCAGGGTAGGAATTCCGCCACCATTGGATGAAGGAAATCTGCTCCGCTGATTCGCTTGGTGTTGTGTTTTTAGCCATTATCTCACTCCCACTACGTCGAAGAATTTAGACCCTTTCTTTTTACGGAAACCGATCTCAGTTGGCGCTTTCGCGTCGGAAAAACTATCAATCGCAGATTGCACATCAGGCAATCGCTCACCATATCGATCTATGGCAAACTGCAGCCATTTCGATTGGCTCCAAGCGCTTGACGATTCAGGCGCGAACCATTGCGATAATTGGTGTGGGGCCTCATCGATCTGGTACAGGATTCGAAGCGTATCAGGCTTACCATCCCGACCAGGCCAGCGCTGGACACTCCAATCAGTAACATTGGCAGAGCGGGTGCGATATGGATCACGCGCAATCTTGGCGGCGATCTCTCGCAATTTTTCATTGGGGTCAACGATCTCCGCTTTGCAGGCCGAACAATAGCGAGCGGCTATATCGTTTTCATGCCCACATTCCGCGCACTCCTTAAATGTCCATTTATATTCACATCTATGGTGCTTCCCTTCGCGCAGGCTCTCTCCATTACATCGTCGGCCATAATGGGCTGGCATTGGGCCATGCTCGGACTCAACGCGATTACCGAGAGGATCGAGATAGTACCCGAACTCATCAACATTATAATTATCTTCATTTTTTCGAGGGCCGAATTCATTTTGATAATGACACTCAGGGCAGGCGACCGGCATAGGCTCGGATTTTTTACCACCTACCGCCTTTATTTGCGGATCAAATATGTCGCCACCTGGACAATGGCGCTCAATATTCTCAGCATAATCCAGCACCAAGCAATCGACCTTACCATCATCAATACGCAGGCCGCGCCCGATAATCTGTTGAAGTAATCCAACCGATTCAGTAGCGCGAAGGATTGCGATCACATCAACATGGGGCGCATCAAAGCCGGTTGTGAGGACGGAAACATTCACCAGGTATTTAATAGACCGATCCTTGAATCGGACAATAATGTCCGATCTCTCTGCTTTTTTGGTTTTGCCAGTTACGAGAGCCGACAACCCAGGCGGGAGAGATGCCATCACTTCCTCTGCGTGTTTGATGGTGGCGGCGAAGATCATCACGCCCTTGCGCTGTTTCGCCCGGTTCACGATGTCCGCGACTATTCCCGCAGTCTTGCGCCCGTGACCTTCAAACGCAGCGTCGACGGTTGACGACTCCCATAGGCCATTTGATTTAAGCACTAGATCGGAAGTGTCGTAACCGTCAGATTCTTCCATAGCTGGCGGAGTCAGATACCCTTCATCTATGAGCAAGCGCGCGTCAATGTCGTAATTCAGCGTATGGAAAAACGGATCTTTGGCTACATCCTCACCCATGCGCCCATGAATATAATGGTTCGCGTAGATATAACCAGCACCGAGGCGATACGGGGTGGCGGATAATCCTATCACACGAAGCTGTGGATTGTTGGCTCGCATCGATTCGATTATTTTAATGAGTGTGGGGGTGATCCCGTGAGCTTCATCAATGATCACGGCAGCATAACGATGATCAAACCGCAGGAGGTTATTGGCAACCGTTAGAGGCGAGCCAAACACAACCGGATGGATAGTCTCTTTGCGACCACCGCTGGCAGAGAAGATCGACGCTTTTTCGCCGGTCAACAGATATTTTTTATAATCTTGGGTGACCAGCTCACCAGATGGAGCGATAACCAATACACGCTTATTTGACAGGTATCGGATCTCTTTGGCAATAAACGCAATAATGTGACTTTTACCGGCCCCGGTAGGTGCGCCGATCACAACAGGATCGACGCATGACTTCACCCAATCCATAACAGCATTGGCTGCATCTTGTTGGTATGGGCGCAGTTTCACGATTGCGCCTCAATCCATTCGATTGAAGTATAGGTTGGTTTATGATTATGCTTGATCCCTTTCGGAGCAATAACGAAATCTTTATATTCGATCATCATTGTCGCGGGATTGGCGCTCACATATTCGTAACCTAATTGCTCCATGATTTGAGGGTGGATGATGTGATCATCGCAGACCTTGTTGCCATTAGGGCATTCCATCCGTCCATTAACGATTGAGACATTGGCGCAAGTACCGCAGCCGATCTCAGGCAAGACAAGCGGATCAGAATCCATGCGCGAGCAGAAATAGCGGGCATCACAGAAATTACACTTATATGATTTATTGCCCGCTGGCATCGCTTCGGATTCGATTACATCATGCAATCGCTCGGTTTGTTCGGCAGCATATTCTGGATCATAATTTACCGCGAATTCGTACAGCTCTGAGGTGTTTTTGTTTAGGATCATGTAGTGGCATGATGTGAGTTTATCGACGCTGCTGACAATCTGATCGCTGTGGTGCATATAGATCTGGATTTGCGCGTAATAATAATCAGGTAATCCATTCTTCATCATATCCTTAAAGCGGCTATCGTTTGCCGTTTTCATTTCCAGGAGCATCATGGAGCCATCGCCAATCTTGATCACACCATCAACATGGCCCAAGACTTGCCCAAACTTGCCTGTGATCTCAGCCTCGCACAATCCAACCTCAATACCAGAGTCACGCAGATGCCTGATCATGATCGGCTCGCAGGCGTGACCAAGATCAAAGGTTCTCTGTAGTTGCTGACTAATTGTTGAATGAATGGCCTTTCTGAATTTCAGCCACATGATGCGGTCACACGATGACCAGGCGGAAGCGCCGAGGTAGTTTCTACTCATAACACTCTCCCGGTTAGTTTAAAGGCGATGATGTCTGTACCAAATGACCCCCACCCCCAATCGCAAGAGTCCGCGCCTCCTTTGCATATATCATTGTTTCTAGTAACCACCTCAACCTCAACATTATCAGGTACAGGCTGCTCACCTCCGGGCCAGTAGTAGAATGGGGATTCGCGTAATCCATGGATTCCTGCTGCGGTAGGCATACTTGCAACACTATTGAAATAACCACCTCTAGCTTCTCGCATAGTAACCTTCAATCCACCATACTGATTAAAGAAATCCCACTTGAACTCACTCCACGGAATCTCTGGTGTGGTGGTGTCGATGATTGCTACCGCAAAACCCCCAGCGATACAGCCACCTATGCTACTAATATCTTCGTCGCATTGCTCCCATCCTTTTGTAGTCATAAAAGCCCATTTCTCACCCTCACTAGCACGTTTCATCACTTCCCAAGGCTCAAGACCTTCGATTACTTTTATATTGCTAGACATTAGATAATGCCTCCCATAGCTGTAATCTCATTGCATTATCATTTAAATCCTCATCACCAGGATGCTCAACAAACAATGGATTTTGCATAACGCCTTTAAGCCATTCGGCCTCGCATTCGCTCATTCTCAATATTATT